CAAAAAGAAATGAGCTGATAAAATATGTCAGACGACGTGGTCACGTACAATCTGAGCGATTCCGGTGAGGGTATGGTGTCCTTGTCCCCACCCCCTGTCCCGGAATTGCAGCAACAAGTGCAGAGCCAGAGCACGGCGTTTGTCGCCGATGAAAAAAATGTCCGCCAAGAACATATGGATTCCACCGCCATCTCTGAAATCATGGAGCCTGAAATGGTTCAACCCGCCGACCCCAGGATGCAAGGAGTGATGCCGCACATGATGGCACCGCACGCCGGTGCCCCCACGTCCGCGGGATTCGCCATGCAACAACAACAACAACCACCAGTCGCGGAGAAGCAAAACCCCATGGGTCTCACGGATGACCAAATGACGGCGTTGTTAGTGGCGGCGTGCACGGCGGCGGCGGTGAGCAAGCCGGTGCAAGATAAGTTGGTGACCTCTGTTCCCAAGTTCCTTAACGAACAAGGGAGCAGAAGCGCATTCGGCCTCGCGGCCACGGGCGCGGTAGCTGCGGTTCTTTTCTACTTTGGAAAGAACTACATCTGAGCTCATTCCCAGTTGAGGTTGCTGTAGATGGACCGGTCGATACCGATGTAATAGGTCAGCAACGCCCCGACGGTGAACGTCACCGTCAATAAGGCACTCACTTCAAGTGTCTTCTTGACGTCCTTCCCGAATTTATCGAAATCCTCCTTCAAATTTTTAAAGTAGGAGTGCACAGCGTACGTGAGAATGAGCGCGATGGCGGTTGACGTGAAGAAGAAGCTTCGGTCCACGGCCAGACGCGGCAGTCGGTTCACGACGAGACGCAAAAGGTTCGGCACGATGAGAGTGATGAGCAGGAGACGTGCGGTGTAGTTCTCGACGACGACGGGTAGGAGCGCGGTGTAGAACACGGCTATCCAGTAGGCCACCGCCATGTACAAATCATTCGCGGGTGTGGACATGTTTTACTTACTATAGAATTACATTTTATTTACACGTCCTGAACTTCTTTCCCACAGAACGGTGTCTTCTCTGGAATCTTTTCGTAGATTCCCAAGGCCACGGCGATGTCTCGAAGTTCGATGTAATTGTTCCAGTACGCATCGCTGTGGTCGTACTCGTCCACTGTGCAGTGCGCGAGCTCATGGAGGAGGATGTGAAACACCTCATTCACCTGACCGTCGATGCACACGCCAACTTCGAAGCCCTTGTTGACGTTGTATCCCAAGGCACCGTCCCACGAACGATAGTACGCCGTGAGGGGTTTTGGCGCGTGTAATTCCTTGAACTTGCCCTCGCGCACCAGAGCTTCTCGAAGCGTGGTGTACTTCTCGCGCACCTGTCGCAGTTTAGGGGGTTCGCGCGTGTTCAAAAACACGTAGATGTTCACGAGAATGATCATCAACCACATCATTCTACTTTCTATATGTAAAGATAAATTTAGAATACATCTGCGAGACCGCGTGTCCTGTGAGCGCACCCCAATGCACCAAGTGAAACCCATGCTGTTCCAACGTCGTTATGAGTCGGTCCTTGTACGCGATGGGTTCGCTTTTCGCGCCGTCGTCGTAGTACGGCGTGTCCGCCAAGTTCACGAACAACTTTTCACCAAACCCACCCTCCGGTGTGCCTTTCATGAGGAAAAAGTTCCCCAATGCGTCTTGCATGGGTGTGCGCATGATCACGGCGTCGCTGTCGGGAATGATGCCCGCGAGCGTCCCCCCTGGTTTCATGCGTTTTCGTATCTCTTTGATGCTTCGGTAGAACAAGTCCGAAGAAGCAAAGATGTAGTGCAGACTAAAGTTGTAACACACGACGTCGTACTTTCTGTTTGGACACGCCGTGATGTCTCCCACGTAAAAATTCACCTGCATCTTCAATCCCATGGCCCGACTCTTGGCCTCCTCCAAAGCTTCCACACTCGGGTCGCACATGCTCAAGTTCGCGCCCATGTGTTTCCACTTTTGCAAGTCCCCGCCGTATCCACACCCGACGTCGAGGACTTGGAAACCATCTCGACACACAGCCTGTATGATTTCCCTTTTAAAGAGATTGTGGGATTTTCGAACGTCGTCCATCTCATTTTCAAATAATGAACGCACCTAACCCTTATATGGGTGCTTATGGACCCAGAGATTGCACACCCATTTCTCACCCCGAGACACGGGCTTGCCCCCGTGCCACGCCTTGCTCGTCATGAACTCGTAGTTGTCGAGGTTTTCGAACAGGAGACAATCCCCCGTGCTCAAGCGGTACTCCTGTTTGATGTTCGGGAACGCCGTCGCCCCACCCTCGTACTCCTCGTTCAGGGCGACGATGAACGTGTACATCCTCGGATTGTCCCCATCTGTAAAGCAATCGTAATGGGGCTTATAGAATCCACCTGGACGATAGCGAAGGACTTGAAGTTTTTCGCAGTTTTCCGACGGTCGGTCCACGTGTTCGAGACATCGATCCATGAGTTTACGCACCACCGGGTCGTCCCTCCCGAGCCACGCCGTCTCGCTTTGACGCACGTTCATGTTCACTTGGTGATGACCCCCGACGGTGGATGTGTGCAGCCTGGGTAGTGCCAGGCGCTTGATGTGCTCGCACTCGTCCTTGGTGAGGACCTGGGATATCTTCACCGGTCGCTGGTACCGAGGTATCATGAACCACACGAACACGATGAGTGCCAGAATGAGAAGCATGTTATGTTACACTCAGAAATTTTCTATAAAGTACGGCGTCACGCACTTGTACCTATCGTGTATCGTGCGTATGACACCGTTCGTGTACTCCGTGAGCAAGCGAATGTTCTCCAACACCTCGTGCTTCGGTTTCCCTAGCACGTATTGACGCAGTTCATCACTCGACGTGTCTAAAAACATCTGGAACAGGTGCGTGACGTCCGCAGCCTTGGCGTTTTGTTTGTCTCGACGCTGTAGCTCTTTTTTGAACGCGTCGTCATCAATCTCGTGTAGCATGTATTGCACGCGCAGGTACACGTTGTCTTCGCGCACGACCCATCGCCAGCGAAGTTCACCCTCGATGCGCAGCAGCGACAGACGCACGGTGAGCAGTTCGGTGCATGACGGCTCCTCGTGCTGACGAATCTCCTGATAGGACGGAAGCCCACCGCACGGGATGTCCCCATGTTCGCGGTTCAACGCACTCGTCTTCCTCTTAAATTCCAAGTAATGCGGGTTGTGAATCTTACCCACACAAATGACCCCTGTGCGCCAATCGAACGCCGTCTCGCACATCGTGCACCACATCTGCGAACACCCCGACGTTTTCTGTATCATCTCCCCACACTTTGGACACGGCTTTGTGTCTTTGTTCAAGAGCTGCATCGTCTGCACCGCGTCTGGGTCGCACTCGTGCGCACCATCGCCGCACATCGTGTCGTTGCACTGCGCGCAAAAGTGCTGACGACACAATCCACAGTACCAATCTTCGTCCATGAACCCACGACACTCCCCGTTCGGACACTTGCGTACGAATCGGCGCTCATCCGTGTTCACGGTGGAGAGTCCACCGGTGCGCAACTCTTCGTACTCTATGAGGGCATCCGTGTACGCCGCGTGCATGTCTCGCAAGTCAGGATGTCTCTCGAAATGGGCGTCGTCCACGACTGGGATCGGGATGTGGTACGCGTTCAGGAGACGAATCAACTCCGAACGCAACTCGCGTATGGTTTCACGCACGTCACGCATTCGCAAAATACGTTCCACTTGGGGCTGTGTGTCCGGGAACAAGGCTCTTTCCCTTTCGTACAACACCATCTCCCTATGTCTTCTAAATTCCGTGTTTCGAAACTTTAACGTGCACCAACTGTCGACGAAATCCCGGTCCCATCGAGTCTTACAACCCATGCAGTGCGCGTCCTCCGCGACGCTCAACAAGTACTTTTGACAACACTCGCGACAACATTCGAAATCACAAAAAGAACACGAAACCTTTTTGTGATTTGTTTTATTCCATGATTCACAACACACATCACACATTTACCTATTTATTAACTAAAAACTTTAAACGGATCCAGTCCCTGTCGGATTTGAAAATCTTCGAGAGACGGGGTTTACTATTCTTGAAAAAAATCATCAACGCGTTGAGACGTCGAAAGAGACCAAGAGGGGGTTCACCCGCCTTGATGGCGCGCGACAGTGCCCGGTGCCTCGCGTACTTGGACATCTTCGCGACCCCCTTGTACCCGAACACGGCAAGGGACACGTTTTGACTCAAAGGAATGCGCACACCAACGATGGGAGAGTTCATGCTCTATTACGTATTAAGAAATTTATCCACGTCGAGCGGCTCTATTCACGGCTTCCGCGGCTTTACGCGATTTGTCGTTATAGTTTTCTGCGACTGACTTGAATGACTTCTGGCTCGCCATACTACTGCTTCTACTGAGATACCCGCGAGCGTTTTTGAATTCGTTGTTTCCAGCGTTCTGCTTTGCCTTGGCTGCGGCGGCTGCGGCGGCTACCGCAGCCTTTCTCTCCGCGTCCTTCCTATTGGCCACAGCCTTTTTCCTCTCTGCCTCCCTCCTGTTGGCCTCAGCCTTTTCCTTTTTCATCTCAGCTTCCTTCTTCTCTGCCGCAGCCTTTTTCATATCAGCTTCCTTCTTCTCTGCCGCAGCCTTTCTCTCAGCTTCCTTGCTGTTGGCCACAGCCTTTCTCTCAGCTTCCTTGCTGTTGGCCACAGCCTTTCTCTCAGCTTCCTTGCTGTTGGCCACAGCCTTTTTCCTCTCTGCCGCAGCCTTTCTCTCAGCTTCCTTCTTCTCTGCTGCCACCTTTCTCTCAGCTTCCTTCTTCTCTGCTGCCACCTTTCTCTCAGCTTCCTTCCTCTCTGCCGCAGCCTTTCTCTCAGCTTCCTTCTTCTCCGCTGCCACCTTTCTCTCAGCTTCCTTGCGGTTGGCCTCGACCTTTTTCCTCTCAGCCTCGGCGTTGGCCTTGACTTTTCCCTTTGCGTTCGCACTCGCAACTAATTCTTTCAGTCTATTTTTGAATCCAGGTCCATATGGTTCTTTAATTAAATTACTTCGAAGAGCGTTAGCTTCACTCTTGTATTGAAGAGACGTCATCGCATCTTCTCGAATAGCTCGCATCAATACATCGTTGATATTCGTTGTAGTCAATTCCTTGATGAACTGACGTTTCCGACTCGGAGACAAGTGTTGCAACGTAGTAATCTCACCCCGCGCTGCCTCAATCTCAGCCTTTTTCATTTGTGTTTTAGAGTTTTCATTCTTCGCCCTTTGGAGAACATTTACATAATTACCAGTATTCAATTCTTTGAGGAGTGCACTCTTTCGTTGCGACGACAGATGTACTAATGAACTGATTTGAGCCTTCTCACTTGGGTTATTGTTCCTCAATTGCATGACTTCTGCACTGCTCGATGCATTTTGAATTTTCTTTTTCATATTTGGATTTTTATATGTATTAGACACTTCCTTCTTCAATGCGTCCAGTCGTTGTCGCTGCACATTCTCTTCCACTTCCTTCTTCACAGTATTTATGTACGTGACGACCTGATTCAATGTTTTATCACGAATCGAACGTCCAAGTTGTCCTTCACTGAAGGCGAGTTTAGATTGTGCACCGGTTTTCGCGAGCTCCGACGCAGCCGTGGCGATGAGAAGCACCTTTTCGAGCTGTTCGGGTTCGCGGCCTGCAATTGTAGTGTAGTTCTTGATATCTGCCGACGTGAGACCCTTGATTTTTCTAATTTTTTTGCGCAGCTCGTCGACCCGCTTCGCCTTGTTCATCGCACCGGCATCACCCCTG